TACACGCTCTGCCTCCGTATATCCATATCCTACTGCTCCGCAATCACCGGCGCCATGACCAGCGATAATAAATAAATGTGCCATAGTATCTCTCCTTTCCGTCTTTGTGCTGTCTACTCAGCTTTATTTAACTGTTTAAACACCTGGTTTACATAATTGCTAAGTCCCGCAACCAGAATGCCCTGAACAATTGCTGTGAAAATTGCCATTGCGATATTTTGTGTACCTTTAAGGTCGCAAGTTGCAACAACATAGATTCCGCAAATTACAACTCCAGCAACTCCAAGGATTGCCGGAATGTATTTGTCCGCTACGGTTTCAGATTTTTTTAGTCCGATTCCGATAAAATACAGGACAACTGCCACGACAACAAGCTCTGGTTTTACATAATTCATAATCTGTTCCATGATTCTATTCTCCTTTTCCTCTTAGGTGCAATTCTTCAATTTCGTGCATCATCTTTGTAATCATTCCATTGCCACCGAGTTTGTGATACGCATTATACATTTCACAGAAATTCTCGTAAGCATACGATGGGATTGAGCCAAGTCTCATATACTTATCGTGATATTCGATAAGCTGAACCCTAAGTAAAAGCATTGTACCTTTACTGTTTGCATCCCTGTCTTTCTTTTGATTTTTCAGCAACCAAACCACATATCCCATAAGGGCAGTGACAATGATAGGTAACACAATCGTGTATGTTGAATAAATAAACTGTTCCAATGGTCTGTTGTCCTTTCTGTACGCAAAAACAACCGCTTCTGACGTTATATAATCGTCATATGGCGGTTGTTTTCGTGTATGTGATAATTTCCTTGTCTGTTGATTATTCTGCTAATTCAGGACAATCAAGATAAACTAAAACTTCCTTTACTTTGTCCTTGATACGATCAGGAACATCAGCAAATGTTTTCTTACCCTTAATGATCAGGGTTGCATAGATAATTGCCATAGTCTGCACATCCTTTCTGAATAGAATTTTTATGATCAACTGACGTATCATCAGTTATCACCATCTAAAATAGCCTTGACAGCTTCTTTCAGTCTGTCCGGTACATCGTCCAGTGTTTTAACACCTTTAATGATTAGTGATGCATAAATCTTTGCCATACTTCACACCTTCTTTCTTATCCCATCATTTCATAGATTTCACACATAGCAATCTGTGCCTGTGTAATTTCATTTTCAAGATCAGCATTCTTTTCTGCCTGAATTTTAATGTATTCGTCCTTGTCATACTCGATAAGGTCAAATTCATATCCGGTAAATCCCGGCTGTCCGTCAGTTTCATCTTCATTCACTTCTGTGACATTGGAACTGACAAATACTTTTGTTTCCGTCAGTTCCAGTTCTTCCGGTCTGACGGTGCTTTTCTGTTTTCCATAATCAATCATGATGCTTTCAATCCTTTCTTTGTGTTTGGTTTTATGTTGCGTATATAATAATCATCCGCATAAGGTAGCAGCGGTACAACATACTTTTGATATAGCCGGAAGGTATCAGCATATTTCAACCAACCTTTGTAAGAATTGATTGAACACCACTCTGAATAGTTCATCATGTTCCCGGCTTCCACTTTGTTCCTGATAGCGGTCATTTTCTTTTCCATTTCCAAACAGGTGCTTTTTCTAAGTAATGTATACTTGTAAAATGTTCTGTAACCTAAAAAGTCAACACCTCTTACATACGATGGGAACACCTGCCAGTTTTCTTTTATGTTCAATTTCAGTTCATTCCTGAAATAAATATCAATCTCTTTCTTCAAGGCAAACAGTTCTTCTTTTGTCTTGCCAAAGATAACCATATCATCCATATAACGGAAGTAGTATTTAATGTGCTTCTGTTCTTTTATCCAGTGATCAAAACTTGAAAAATAATAGTTACCTGAATACTGTGACAAGTAGTTGCCTATCGGTATACCAGTTTCAGGGTCAATATCTTCTTCCAACAGATAGATTGCTGTTAAGTCCTCAATCTCTGCTGTTTCAATACTGTCAATGATTTCATTTAACAACCACAATAGTTCATTATCATTGAACATTCTTGAATACTTCTCTTTCAGAAGATCGTGGTTGATTGACTGATAATAGTGTCTTGCGTCCAATTTTAAGCAATATCTGCATTCTTCCGGGTCATTCCACATTGCAGATTGTAATTTTGTCATACCCTTGTGTATACCTCTGTTTGGTATTGCTGAATAGGTGTCAGCAGTTAAGTTATTGATGATACAAGGTTCAATAACCTGTAAGATAGCCCACTGACAAATTCTGTCAGGGAAATAAGGCAGTTTGTAAATTTTCCTTAACTTCTTACCGTCCTGTTTATAAAACACCTCATAGTCAGATGTTTTGTAAGTGTGGTTGATAAGCATTTCCTGAATCTGTTTCAGGTACTTGTCAGGGTCTTTATCAATCTCCTGAACTTCTCTGTACCAACCTTTTCCTTTCTTTGCGTGTTGGTGTGCTTTTCTTAAATTTTCAAGGTCATAAATCTTTTCATATAAGTGATCATAGCGTTTCATTCCTTGGTATTTGCATTATCCGAATTTCAGTCGGCATTACTGCCCGGTAAATACGGTTGACCTTTCCTTATTGTTCGTAAGTAAGACGGTATTCCCGGTTGGGTTGTCTGCACCGTCTATTTTTCTGTTTTGCCTAGTGGCATGGTTGAAAGAACCGCACAGTATTATAGAAATAGCCGGATGTTTCCACCCGGCTATATTTTGCAATTATTAAGTGACCCCTGATATTCCGATTACGATTCCCAACACTGTTATTCAGATTCCAATAGAAACTGCCTGCATTATCCCAATTATTCCAATTACTGCCTAATTGAGCAATATATTTGTTTTTCATGGTGTTCATTACAGGTAATAGCAAACAATATCAGAGATTCTTTCAACCTTATATTTGATTTTTAAGTTACATTTTAAGCTGCCATTTTCTGCTTCCATGCTTCGATTGCAGCGGTATAAGTAGCAGAATCACGTGTTGGAATATATACCAAGCGACCCCCGATATTCCGATTACGACTCCCAACACCGTAATTCAGAACCCAATAGAAACCGCCCGCATTACCCCAATTACCCCAAGCACCGCCCAATAGAGCAAGACGGTAACCATTCCAAGTATTATTCTGATAGTAATAATCACCAACAGGGAGTGAGCTGTTCCCGGTTACCTCTGATGGTAAGAATAACCAATCATACTTTGTGGAATATCCTATTGCTGAAATGTAACCGTTTGCTGATGGAAGCGTGAAACCAATATTTTCATAATTTCCACTGTTCTTTGATTCTGCAAAGTTCAGATCAGTACAAACATATCCTTCAAATGGTTTATCTACAGTACAATAAAAATTGATACCATAAACAAATTTCCAAATGTTACCCCAAGGGTTTTCTGTACCTCTCCAAGATACTGCGGTTTTTCCATCTACTGTTTCTGTCGTGCTTGCATCACCTTTTGTATTTATTGTTTTTGATGCTCTACCGGAAGTATTACCAAGTTCTGATGTACTTCCAGTAATTGAAGAACAGTTATATGAACCGTTGTCAGGAATACTCACAACACCCTGACCATATGCTGTCTGTGTGTTCATTATTCCACCTTCGATGATCATTAACAATTGTCTTGCAGAAGTTGGTTTTATGAAATCACCGTGCCAGTTCGCACCCCTATTCTGTGCCATGATTTCAATATTTGGTCTTGTAAGATTCTGTGTAAGACCGGATGCAGGCTTAGTACCTGCAATTGATGAAAACTTATCTTCACCAACTGTCATCACCTGTTCATCATTTAACAAATATGCACTTGCTGATGCATCGTAAATACTACCTTCAAACGCTGAATCAAGAATAAATTCCAGTTCATTTCCTGCCGCATCATAGAATGCAGGGTGAAGTCTGAAACCTGCACGTGGCTTTTCTGACACATAATAGTTTGCCTTTCTTAAGTGGTAACCAATGCCTGTATCAATAGGGTCATACTCTACCGGACACACTAAGTAATAGAACTTTGGCTGATACACCATGACCTGACCCATTGAACCATCTTCTTTGTAATCTGCGTCACCATACCATGCTACTATAGAACCATCGTCAGCCACATTACAGCGTTTACGACCGCCAAACATTGTGAACTTGTCAAAATCAGAACCTTTTGTAAGGTTGGCTGCTCCGGCAAGTCTTTTGAATGTTTTATTTTTGTAATCGACCTGAATACCAACAATATCATCAGCAGTGATACCCAAATAGGCACGAATATCTGCCACACCTGAAAGAATTTCTTGACTGTTGAAGTTTTCACTTTTCAGTTCATCAATATTACTTGCAGCACTTGCGTTTTCCGCACTTAGTGACTGTAATACACCATTAGCTGTATTTACAGATGTGTCAAGATTTTTCTTTGCTGTATTTGCTGTCAAAATTACATCAGATAATGCCTTTTTTATTGAATCGGCACTGTTAATTACTTCCTGAAGCTGACTTTTTGCTGTACTTGCATCAGAAATTGCAGAATCAAGATTTTTCTTTGATGTTACTGCTGTAGTATTGGAACTATCCAACTGTCCTTTAATTTCACTCGCTGAATCTATTACCCCTTGCAGCGTATTTTTTGCTGTAGTCGCATTTTTAATACTCTCACTGAGGTTTGTATTAGCTGTGGTTGCAGATTTTACCGATGCATCCATGATTGACTTAGTAGCTGTTGCACTGTCTATAACTTCACTCAGAGCAGTCTTAGCACTATCTGCGGAATCAGTTACCTGAGTCAGATTACTTTTTGCATTATTAGCACTTGTGATTGCATCATTAAGATTAGAAAAAATCTTATTAGCGGATGTTATAGAAGAATCAAGATTTTTCTTCCTCTGTTCACTTGTCCGAATGGTTTCATCAAGACTCTTCTTTGTTGTGGTTGCTGTAGTCACAGAGCCATCAAGATTTTTCTTCGCTGTATTAGCTGATGATATAGATGCGTCAAGAGCATCATTTTTCTCATTTGCCGATTCTACAACCTTTCCCACATTCTCATAAGCAGATTCTAACTTGCTTCTCTCACTCTGTGCTGTGGTAATTGAATTTGTCAGATCTGAATGAGTCTGATTTCCTGATGCTGTATCCTCTTCAAGTTTCTTTGATATTTCAGATGCAGCTTCCATCTTCTTATCAAACTGATCTACCTGATCATTGATGTCATCTCTTGCAGCAATTACTTCCTTTTTCAGATCAGCATAAGAATCATTATCATCATTGACTTTCTGCAAACTATTGATAATTGATGATCTGATTTCTTCACCGTATACAGCATTGGCAATCTGATCAAGATATGACTGTATATTTGCCATTATTCTTCACACCCCTTTTAATAAAATGAACCATTGTTTGTAATTGTATATTCTTCTGACCACAAACTAAACTTATCCTCATCTCCATATGCTTTCACTTTAACGGTTGCTCCGTCCATACCATTTGCAATAAAATCATCTGTGTAATTGGTAGAGTAAAATGCTGTATAAGTCGTATCGTATTCTTCCCATGTTCCGTCAGTTTTTGTGATACGCACTTTATAAGATGTTGCGTTTTCGACCTCTGACCATTTGACCGCCACGTAGCTGTAGTTAAAATACCTCGATGTGCTCTTGTAATATGATGCATACTCCACTGTCGGAGTACCGAGGATGCATTTCAAAATCCAGTTTTTCGCAGCATTGCTGATGGCTTCTTTTAAAGCACCATCAGGCTGAAAATTGATGTCTGGAACTTCAACAGATGGTGTTTTTAACGGTGGAGTACAAGCCGACACCGGTACAGCACTGGAAAGTGCCAGTGTAAGTGCGCAGATGATAGCTGCTAATTTTCTTCTTTTTTTCATATTCATTCCTCCTAATTATTGCTTATTGCTTCAATTTTAGATAGTGCCTGTCCGATAGTTCCCTTATATGCGTATCTGGAATCTAATTTTACAGATACGCATATTGTCCATACTACTGCTCCTCTGTTACAAGTTCTTCTGTTCCGGAATCAATCAGGATCTCTTTTACCTTGTCCTTTAAAAGTCTCGGTACCTGTGAATAAGTTTTCTTTCCTAACATGATCTGCTGTGCCCATAACATTGCCATCATTTCTTTTCCTCCTGAAATTTGTAATAATATGAATAAAAATAAAATGGTTAATACAATTATCGTTTTACTGATATACCATTTCAGACATTTCCAAAATGCATCCTTCGAGCATTTCATTTTTCTCCTCCGCTTTTTTAAGTCGTGTCTCCAGAGCTGCTATCCGGCTGTCCGGATCTTCTCCTTCCCGGTACATCAGCACACCAAGGATGCCGGCCGTGTACTTCACGATTGCATCAAGCTTCGTGTAATTTTCATACACAACGGTATCTGCATCTCGTTCGCTCACAGACATTCTCTTAGTTGTTGTCTGATCAGAGAATAAAGTCTTCAGCTGATCCTCGTGTGCTGAAATGGTCTTGATCAGAAGTGCGCCATCCGTCTGCTCAGTTACCTGCTGGATCTGCAGTTCCTGACCATCATTGAATGTGATTTTCATTTTTCTGTTTGCCCCTTTCTTCTTTTTAGAGGGATTGATAAAGTTACATATATAAAAGCGCATAACAAAAACACCCGACTAATGCCGAGTGTAAATAAATAAGTTTATTTACTTATTTTAGCTAACTGGTATAAAAATAGCTCTTGTCGCAAAACCGTTCCAAGATCCACCATTTTTATATGATGTAATTTGAATCTTATCGCCTTTAGTGCATTTACCTGCAAATGTAGAGGTAAGTCTGTAATAGTTTCCGTTATTTCCCATATTTACATTGTTTAATGCACAATTGATTTCCTGTTTATAGCTTTCACTGCTGATATTGGAGGAAACTGTAACGATAAAGGCATATGTAATTCCAGCTTTCAAAAAGCTATTGGTATCCAAATTTACTGTTCCTTGCGCAGTTGAATCAACGATTATTGGTTTCCTGTTCTCTAAAACAGTGTTAGTTTTGGTTAAATTGCTATTTAATTCAGTAAGCTCTTCTTTTAACTTGCTGATATTACCGATCACATTGAACAGTGGATTCACCTTTACAATGTTGATTCCATTCAGTTCCACGGTATACAGAGGAAAGTCTGACTGCATTGCACCGGTCAGTATATTTCCATCCACCGCCGTCGGTGCTGTAGCTGTTCCGGTAGAATCTTCTCCATGGATCACAACCAGATCAACCGTTTCTTTTCCGGTGCTATCCTTTGTGTACCGGAACACGATCAGATCAATCCTGTTCGTTCCAGAATGTCCATTGTTAATAGTCACCAGTGCGCTATCATTCGCCGGGATCCTTACGTGTCGTCCGTACATGACTGCATCACCATCGGAGATTTTTACAATGTTATTGGACTGTACCTCTGCCTTGAACTGGCTGCCGTTTTCTAATACATATTTTGCACTTCCAAAAATCCCGGCAAATAGTGCACCGTCAGATTCTGCACTAACTGCACGTCCTGTATCTCCTGTATCTAAATAATTTGTTGCCATTGTTATTCCTCACCAACCTTATATGTTATAGTTTCTATGCCATTTTTTATTTTTACAATTTCCTGCGTAACCGGTTCTTTCAGAACAATTCCTGTCGCCCGGTTTCTTCCACCAACAATATCACCGATATCTACATCCAATTTACCGAATGATGCTGAGACAGAATCCGAACTTTTCAGTTCCTTCAGATGTTCAATTCCTTTTTCTTTCAGCTCTGCAGCAGATTCAGAATTTCCATAATCATATGTTTCTGCAATCTCATATTCTCCAAAATATGACTGTTTTTCACTGATCTCTCCTGTCTTATCTACATACAAATCAATCACTGTTCTGGCTGCCAATTCGCCAGCTCCAAGACAGATCAGATGATTTACCCCTCCGGTTTTCTTTTCGATTATGATCTTCATTCCGTAGTCATCGGAATACTCATATTTCTCTGACAGATCTTCGATCTGGACAGCTGATATATTCACACAAGAATCCTTGTCGTTGTAAATTATTTTCAGCTTTGCCCCAACAGCAGACAGCATTTTTACAATGCCTGAATAAGCATCGACATATCTCGGGAATTGATAATTGCTTATCTGTATTCCGGAAGACGTATCCAGAACAGCAAACATATCTACCAGATCACACCGCTTTATCAGCAATGCAAGAATATCATGTACATCACCGGATACTGTCAGGTAATCTTTTCCGGTGTCCGGTCGGATCACTTTCTTTTCCAGAACACCACGCCAACTTCTTCCGGAATAATATACCTTGGATTTTTCTGTGTCGACTTTTACATCATCCACAATACCGCCGTATTCTTCGTCTTTTACATACCAGATGCATCCGGCACTCATGCAGTGATTTTTCACATTCATTTGAAGCTCAAAGTCATTATTGCCTCCGAGTTCCAGATCAACGGAATATTTTTCAAGGCTCCCTTGTGGAAGCCTGTTTACGTCTGTGTACATTACTTCCACAATGGTTCACTCCTTTTGTCAATGAGAATCAGGTCAAATGAAAAACTGCCATTCCACGCAATAATCTGTGTACCGGACGCAATCTTCTCAAATATGTAATACTCTTTTGCCGCCGACCAGAGAACATTTTCTGTATACCCGTCAGTATGTATCAGCTTTACCGTTTTTCTCCGGGAATCAATCTCCAATCGTTCACCGGCATTCAGCGATACATTGACCTGATAGGTGTTGTCTCCAATCTTCACAAGCGGTTTTGATACGGAACCGTATATCCGCAGCATAAAATCTGATTCCGTGATACTGACATTATTGATTGAAGATGATGATACCTGATTCAAATAATAATATCCGTATTTGTATGGATATTTCTTCAGATTGTCCATTTCAACGGTTGTTCCTTCTGTCTTCAGGAAATTAAATTCTCTCTCCTGCACCCAGTCCGGCTGATCGGTCGCAATGGTAACTTCAATCTCCAGATACCGTTTTGTCAGATACCACTTTGCTTTCTTCGATGCTACGATATAGCAATTAAGGTAATAGCCGTCCTGATACAGTCTTCCCGACTGTTCCGCAAGGATATCAGATTCAAAGATCTGGAAGATAGCATTTCTTTTTGCAATCCCCTCTTCCTCGGAAGATGCCGAAATGATGATCTTCATTTTCTTTTCCTTGACACCTTTATGAAAGTTGGTAATCTCGTCATAATCCGTATCATATTTCCATTCATAATCCCTTAATTCAGAAGATGTAATAAAAATACCACACGAACCAAAGTCAATACTTTGGTTCAGATGGTTCACGTATTTTGCTATATCAAGCATATTTTTTCACCAACCTTGCAATTTCTCTGTTATCAAATTCAACTTCTACACCATTCGTCAGTGCATCAATTAACAGTGTGTACAGTCCTCCGTTACGCATCCAATTATAGATGGCTTCTAGCAATGCCTGGATTGCTCCGTCATCCCTGTTTCCGCTGTTATTCACAGCTTCCTGAATCATGTCCATCAAGTTCTGTGTACCAACTACTGTTTCACTTCCGGCTTCACCACCAGCAAGGAACCTGTTAGATTTCGCATTGTAACCGAAAATAGTCGGCTGATTCAAGATCATACCATCATCCATTGCCTTTTTGTACCATTCAATCCCAAAGTGCGGTACACTTGGCGGTTTCAAACTGAAAGAACCACTGATTGAAATATGAGGAAGTTTCAAATGTGGTAATGACCATGAAAAATGCATGATTGATTTTATGTGATTAATCGCATTCGATACAACAGATTTGCACCCATTCCACACATTTGAAAAAACCGCCTTAATGCTATTCAGTACACCGCTCACCGTAGATTTGGCAGCATTCAGACCACTTGAAATAGTGGACTTCACACCGTTGATCACATTAGATACCGTTGACTTGATACTGTTCCAAACACTTGTAAAGGTTGATTTAATGCTGTTCAGTATACTTGAAATAGTAGACTTAATTGCATTGAACACACTGCTGATTACTGACTTAATCGAATTGATTACATTGGTTACAGTCGTTTTGATTGCATTCCAAATATTACTGATAGTGGTTGAAATTGCATCAAGGGCTGTTGATACAGCGTTCTTGATAAACTCCCAAGCATTTGTGACTGCTTCTCTGAATCCATCATTGGTATTCCATAATGTGATCAAGGCAACCACAAGCCCTGCTATGAGTGTAACAATAAGAACTATAGGGTTAGCGTTTAATGCAGCATTAAAAAGCCACTGTGCAATAGTAGCACCTTCGTTTGCCGTTTTGTATGCTGTCCATGCTGTTGTTATGGCACTAATCAATGATGATATTGCCATTGCAACCTTTAAGGTTACGAATCCGGCAGCAACTCCGGCTATCAGTGGTGACCAATCCTTGAACGTTTGAATAATCTTAGGCACATCTTCAATAAGACCACCTAGTTTTTCAAGGAAGTTTTCAACACCGTCCATTCCTTTTTCAAAGAATGTTGTAAAATCAATCTTTTGAATCCAGTCAAATACCCTTTGTAGGGCATCACCGACAGACGTTGCAAATGCATCCCAGTCTATTGTTTCCATCCAGTCTGACAACTGCTGTAAAAATCCCATGACTGTAGGTGCAAGTTTTGAACCTACTTTTGTCAGGATATTTTCAAACAATGCCTGTACTGAACTCCATGAACCTGATATTGTAGTACCTGCTTCAAGTGCGGTTGTTCCGGTTATACCTAAGTTGTCCTGAATCTTGTGAATAGCTTCAATCATTTGGTCAAACGTTACGTTATCCAAACTTTCAATCTTTTCACCAAGTACACCTGAATCATTTATCAATCTGATCATTTCAGACTGTGTACCACCATAACCAAGTTTCAGGTTATCCAACATCGTGTAATTTTGCTTTGCAAAACCCTGATAAGCGTCCTGTATAGAACCTATGTCAGTACCCATCTTGTTAGCATTATCTGACATATCAGTGATAGCAAGGTTGGTCAGTTCAACCGCTTTTGCAGTATCACCGCCAAGACCCTGAATCAGTGAAGCAGCAAATGACGTTGCGGTGTCCATATACTGATTTGAACTCATTCCTGCTGTCTTATATGCCTTTTCAGCATATCCGATCAGTTTACCGGAACTGTCTTTGAATAGTGTTTCAACACCACCAACTAACTGTTCATATTCAGCATAGTGACCAACCGCTGATTTTGTCACATCTGCCATTTTTTCAGCTAACTGTGTACATCCTGAAATTACTTTTGTGATTGCTGTAGATGCTAAATTCGCAAGCGTGGCTTTCCATGTTGTAAATCCACTGTCTGCATTCTTGGCAGCTTGTCCGGCATCTTCTACTGAGTCACCTGCACTATCTGCCTTTTTGTCAACATTTTCCAGTGTTTCAGCAGTGTCCTTTGCAGACTTTGAAACCTTTTCAATGTTGTTCACTGCATCAGCGTAATTGATCGTTATTTTTCCGACCAACGAAAAAATATCCAACGATTAGCCACCCCCTTTCAACGGTGGCACGAATCCATTCAGAATTTTATTTGCTTTTTCCACCTGTAACTTAATCTGTGCATTGTTCATTGTCGGTTCAGTTTGTTCAATCTTTTCAACTTTCGGTGCTGTACTCATAAACCGCTGTTTAAATTCTTCAAAATTTCCAACATCATCAGCAAGTGGGTTTGCTGTGATTGCACAGTATAAGTCCCACTGTTTATCTTCATTGTCCTGTTTCAGAACTGTTCTAACAGTATCGTCTAATTTCCCCCGGCTGATTGCTTTATTTAAATAGCTGTAGGGGTTACCGTATCTACGGTTGCAGCACTCATCGAATCGTTCTGTTCCGTACCCACTAATTCGGCAACACCCTCGAAAAAATCCATAAGATCATCTTTCTTAGCAAAATCTTTTACCATGACAACAAACTGTTTCAGCTTGAATTTCTTCACGTCATCAGCAGTAACCGCTGTACCGTTGTCCCACTCCATACAGTTAGCAAAAAACTTACAGATTTCATTTCTTGCCTTGGAAATGTTCTTGATCAGAATGCCACATACCTTCATGGCAATGACAATACCAACTTCTTTCATATCTGTACCGGATTCCCGCAACTGCTGAATTTCGTCTTTGTCAAATGCACCAATAACCTGTTCTACTCCGATAACTGCAAGAACCTCACAAAAGTCAAATGCGTTATCAACTGTTAAATCCTTAAATCTGAAATCTGCCATGATTATTTATCCTCACTTTCTTTTTTCGCTCTGTTTCTTCTACCACCCCTTGCAGGTTTATCCTGTTTTGGTGTAGGTGTTTCTTCATGTTCAACAGGTTCAGTCTGTTCACCCACTGTTTCCGGTTCCTGATCTTCTACCTGTTCAGCAGATACTGCAGGTGTTTCCTGCTGCACTACTTCATCAGAAATATCAACCACAAACATTCCCTTGTCTTGAATTTCTGCAAATCTTTCTTCTGTCATATCCAGTTTTTCACCGATTACATGACCTTCACCTGTATACTTATCTGTGTATTCTCTAACTACAACTACTCGCATAATTCACACCCCCCCTACACAACAGAAGTTGGGTAATAAATTTCAATATCCAACTTATTTAAGCTGTCATTTTCAAGGTCTGCTGTACACTCAAACTTGACAGCAAATGTTGTCTGTGTAGCGTTCTTTGTTTCTAACTCAAACGCTTCTGTACAAAGCGCATTCGGTAAAATAATGATTACATTCTTACCACTTGAAAGTGTTCCGACATATGCAACATTTTCAAGATAATCTGCTTCTGTGATATTTTCCTTAGATACATACTTGACATAAGTTGTATCTTCGGAAGTGGATTTTACAAGGTGTAATGCACTTACAAGAATATCTTCTGTAAGTTCTGTCATCTGACCCTCAAGCGTGGCAGATTCACCGACTTTCTGCTTGCTGACACCTTTGATCAGTACAGTTGCACCATCTACATCAACATCTAACCACTGTGCTTCATATTTGAACTTAAGACCACCGGAAGTTGCACCAAGTGGTGTACCACTCCAACCAGTGCTTGCTTTCTCATACTTAAGATTTTTGTAAATGACACCTGCACCCAAGATCATGTTCTTGATAGTTTCAGATGTAATACCATGCTTTTTTAAGCCCATTCTTTTATGCTCCTTTCCACTCATTTGTATTAAGTGTTATCGTAATTCTAAAAAGATCTTCTTCACCTGTTGGAATCATTAAACCGTTCCAATAGGTAATAAAAAAAGCAGTTCCTTCCTGAACTGCCCTTAAATCTTCAAATACTTTTTTTAATTTGTCATTTATTTCTGCAAGCGGTAATTTTGACCCCCTTGACCAACCGTCAAGTGTAAACACACCGCCTGTATATCCGTCCTCTAATCTGTGTTCAGTTTCATTGAACGAACCGACAAAGTAAGGATAGCTAATTTCACCTGTCCATTCACCAAATTCATAGGGAATACCAAGTTGATCAAGCTGATCAGAAATAAAACCAAGCATATCAACCATAATTAACCCCCTAAATTCTGTTTAATGACATTTACAAGCTGTTTCTTTATCTTTGGGGCTACACTCTGAAATGCTTTCGTGAGTGGTTGTCGTGGTGTTTTTCCGTAAGTATGGTAAAATTTACCGTCTTTCTTACTCTTATAAACCCAACCGCCTTTTCTTCCATCACCATGCAGTGCATATTCACCAGTACCAAATTCTTCCCAAATCGCATTTTCAAGGTCTGAACCTACAGCAACAGTTGATTCATCTTTTCCTTCATCAACCATATATTTGTAAGACCCCTTTGTTTGTCCGGTATCAACCCTGCTGTTTCTTTGGGTCTGTGTCTGTATTTCACCACCTGCTTCGTGAAGGAATCCAATAACCCCTTCCGATAATGCAGCTTTAATTTTTGCTGTGTTATCTGTAAATTCAACTGACATACTACTGACCCCCTATAAATCTTAAATAGATTTCTAAATGATCATGCATATTCATAGGGTCATCAATCAGAAGGATTTCATACACTTTACCATTCACAACCATTCTTGCATTGTCACTTGTCACATCAACGGTTTCCTGTTCATCCGTCTTACTGATTACACCTGTCAGAAAACTGAATGGATTCCAAACCCAATCAATTGACAGGTTTTTCAGATTGGTAAAGTCACACAAGAAAATGTGTGTACTTTCCTGAACCTTGGCATAAAAAGTTGTATGCTTTGAATCACCTGTTGATAAATCCAACCACCCTAAAATTGACGTACAATCAACCCATGTGTTTATACGCTCACCTATGGCATTTTTAGCACCATTCTTTTTTACCTGTAACAATGCTTGAATGTTACCGCCAACGCTCATATAATCAGAATCTAGCCTTTATATAAGGCTTTAAGAATCCAAGTAAGGCAACAGGATAGCCCATAACTTGATTGTTAGCGTCTTGATCAAAGTAAGTCACACTGTATCTTGACAGTGTTTCAGACTTGACCCCTGTTTTCGGTCTGTTCTTAATGTCCCACTTAAGTAATTCAAGTACACCTGCACGAACATCAGCAGGGTATTCCACCTTAGTGATCAGGTTTGTACTTTTGTACAACTCCTGATCAACTCTGATGAAATCATCACCAAGTTCAGTGATCTTATACAATCCATCATTCACCATTGACTGAGAAATCTGAACTGTATCACCTACTTTCAAAAAATCTGACGTTCCAAGCAGTCTGTTACCCAAACTGTCAGCGGTGAACCGAACAAACCGATTCTGAAAATTGTTGTTTGTGTATGCTCTGATCATAAGTTCAGCAGCGTTCAGTTTTTCTTCAATTACCTTTTCATTTTGCATTGCAAATTCAGGCAATTTCATTACATCATCAACTGCTAATATCATCAGATCACCCTTTCTTAGACAACTGCTGTACCAACCTTGGACTTGATAAGACCCATCTTAACGTTCTTTGTATTGAACTTAAGGCTGTAGTTTGCAGACTTACCAAGTTCTGCATAAGTCGGTGATTCTTTTGCAATCTGATCAACTGCTAAAGAAAGACCGTTCGGATGCAGTACCTTACCCTGCTTAGTATAGAACTTGTCAATACCTGCGGATGCTTCCGGGTCATAATTGGTTGTATACTGATTTTCATAGTTGTTCTTATCACAAGATAAAAATGCACCCTCACCAAACAGGTATGTGCTGTAAACCGCATCTGTACCTGTTCCTGTAGCTGTAAATCTATCAGTTACAAGTACGTGTTTACCTGCGATAGTTGGCAATGTAATTTCTTTCTGAATTACACCGTTGACAACATACTTATCATAGTCAACCATTTCCATTTTCTTGTACTCTTTGAATATCATGGAATGCATAACCATCAGACCAAGACCACCTGCCATATCACCAAGTGCTGCCTGTTCTGCATCGTAAATAGTACCTGCTTCAATGTTTGTCTTAGTACCTTTAGTAAGATCAAGTACATGATCACTAAGTGCTGCAACCGCTAATACTGCCTGTGCAATGTTCATCAGTTCTTTTTCCCAAACCTGACCATAATAACCTGCAATCTTATTTCTGATCAGTGTCATAGGGTCAGCACCAGTTAATTCCTTTGTGAAGTCTTTAGCCTTGAATGCTTTCATTCTCTGAATAAGCATACAAGTCTGTTTGTCACCGCTGATTTCAATAGGTGTGTTGTTTGTTTCACCATCGTTGTTCAGTGCTTCCATACCGCTTTCATTTGCGTCAATCGGTTTATAAATTGGAATTGTTGCCACGTTTCCATGCTCACCGATTAAGTCCATAATAGAACTGTCCTGCTGCACGATACCGGAAGCAATGATTGGTGTAGTCCAATAGTCGGCTTCCTGCATCATCCCGGTAAATACTTCTTCATCAAAAGCAAAACCGCCAAAATTTCCTGTTCTTGCCATTTAATTCACCATTTTAACCTTTCTTAGTGTACATTTAACTGTTTGAATAACTCCGGGTTTTCCTCTTTGAGTTTCATTCTTTCGTTGTAACCCATCTTAAGGAACTGTTCTTTGGTAACTGTCTTGTCTTTATCTCCACCCGGCAGGTTGTTTTCAAGAATCTTTCTGCTACCACTCTGCTGATTACCATTGGATGCTTCAAACATGGTAGGATGCTGTGTTTTAAGACCTGAAATCAGATCATCTTCACCTTTGATTTTTCCATCATCACCAAGTTTGATTTCACCTTTTTCCTTTGCCTTGAATACAAGATAATCAACATCAACCGCACCTGCTGCAACCAACGCAAATTTCAATGCATTTTCTGTTTTCAGTTCTGCATTCTCTTTCTTAAGGTCTGCAATCTCTGTTTCATATGCAGTGATTTTCTGCTGTGTTTCTTCGTCTTTCCCGGCTGACTTTTTCAGTTCTTCAATCAGGTTGTTTGCCTTGGTCAGTTCTGTAGTCTTACCGGAAAGGTCAGTTTCAAGATTGGTGTATTTGTCCTTAGACACATAACCGCCATCAGTAAGATTGACCATCTTGATCAGCTTCTCTTTGTTCTTTTCATCACCGTTATAGGCATTGATTGCCTGTACCAGTTCATCATAGGTAATAGCTTTATCACCAAAAAATGCTTTTAAAAATTCCATGTTCTTCTTCCTTTCTCCGTCATGTTTTTATATCCGGTGTCACCGGGAACGGTCAACAGTTTATATCCCATGTTGCAGGGGTCATTTCAGCAGCAGTTTAAACGTCATAAGCCTTTTTCGGACAAAATAAAAACACCCTTGCGGATGCCTTAAAATACTATTTAACCCATAGTTGGGAGATAATCAGGATCACCAAACCTTTCTACAATACCAAGTGAGTGTGTAACGCTTTCATGTTCCTTTTATCCCCCTTTCTGACCTTATATAACGGTCATATAGGTAATAAAAAAGCAAAGGTGTACACTTCTTTACCTTTGCTTTTTTATTGCCTGTCTTTGAAGAAATCAACCCATTCAGGATTCTCTTCATCAAAGATTTTTTTCTGTTCTGGTGTCAGGTTGTGTGGATAATCAGCAAACATGTTAAACACCTGCTTTTTGTCAAAGCTGAACAACCATTCGCCTACTGAATCGGTATCTTTCCACCAAATCTTATCGTCTGTATTGTTTTTATACCATCTATCATCACTTGACATTCCCTGTCACTCCTTTCTTTTGTTTATTGGTCGCAGTATTTATATACCCCAAAAGTTCTTTAAATTCGCTATTCGCCTTAAATGAATCTACTTCCATGAGAACCACTTCTTTCTCCCATACTTTTCCGGCAAATCTATCAACAGTCTTTCTACACCCGAATCTTTTCTGCAAAGTGGTCACAATGGAACCGTACCTTTCAAACGGCATCCACCCATTCTTTATTGCAGACTGAAGTTCAAGGTATTGTAAACCATCTTCCGTATTCCGGACGATTGAAGCGTGCCTACCAACGCTCATGTAATACTCTTTGTTTAATTCTAAGTCACGGAGAATTTTTGCTGTGTCGGATGCCTCTTTTTTCACCTTGAGTATTTCACCCTTTACATTCGGCAAATCTAACATTTTTTTGATATTAGTGTTCATTGAAAAGAAAGACTGTGAGCTACCACCTCTGAAATCCAATACATCCAATCCTGCTTTATTGCCTATATATGCAAAACCGAGTGAAGAACACGAACCTCTTGTCTTATCACCACCTGCCAATCTGTCAATAATCTCATCCGGCGTTAATGGCTTTTCTAAATCCTTAACTTCACGGCAAGTTACTTTATTCACTTTCAGTCCTTCCATCAGTGACTCATATGCCTCTGAATGTCCTTTTGGTACTTCCATTGTATCAGCATCTTCCGGCAACTGACAATATTTCTGCTTAAATTCTTCAAAATCCTTTGATTTATCCAGTCCGAAAAATGCAGCACGTTCTTTCAGTTCTTCCAGCTCATCCTCATCTAAAGCCCATTTTGCACGTTGCAGCAGACAGCACCGACAGTTACAAACGTTCTTTGCAGAACCGCCAACACCCGGTGCTTGCATTTTCTCACCGCCAACATCAAACGGTTCATCAATTTCCCTGATCTGTCCGTCACATTCCCGGTGTTCATCCCTTGTCCGTCCGTCAAGTGTGGAATCCCACTGTTTGACTATATCAGCACCCTTTTTCTTAGCCCCATGCTGACCGTCAAGGGCTGCTTCATTCTGTATTCTATGTCCTTCTGTCCGGGCAATCCGTATCGCATTGTTATATGCTTTACGAAAAGGGCTGTTCATACCCTTAGCAATTCTTAATGCCATTTCATTCCATGTTGAACCGCTTGCAATCCCTCTTGAAAGTTCAGCACGAATTGACCGCTTAAGGTAACCAACATCTTCACCAAGTTTGGTGTACAGACCGCTTGACAATTTACTGTCTGTACGAACTGCCTTGACAACCTGATCTTGCTGAATTGGTATTACAAGCGGTATACCTGTACTTTGCAAATCATAGAACATACCAACATAACCGTTGATATATGACTGTTCCAAGTAATCAGCAATGGTTATAAATTGACCTTCATGTAGGTCATAAAGCATTGCTTCAAGTTGATCAACCATCATTTGCTGATATTCCTTTTGGTATACTATACTTTGCAGATTTTCAAGGTCTGTCCTTGCAGACAGTTCCCTGATTTTCTGTTCACAGTCCTTTTTTGCCCTCTCATATACAACTTCTAATAGTTTGATAACTTTCTTTTCTTCATCAAGCTGTGCTTGCTGCACTTCCTTCTGTGCTTTGTTCACCTATTCCACCACCTTCGTCATCCGGTATAATAGAATCAAGATCATCCTGCACCTGCTGCACCTTATCAGCTTCATTATCCGGCAACTTGTCCTTCACATCCTCATAATCAATATCAAGAACATCACAAATATACTGAATCGTCAGATCATCACCAAAAATCTGTGCCAGTGATAACAGGGTGTTGATTTGTACCTGTTGTTTCTGTGCTTCTGTAAGTTCATTCTGTTCATTTTCCTGTTCATTACTCATTACTTCGTGGGTGAACTCAAAATAAACATCTGTGATCTGATAATCTGTACCGTTCTGCTGATTGATTTCATCAATGCATACCGCCACAATCTTACGCAAGAACCGCTTGATATTCCTTTCAAGGTGTTTACATCTAAGATCAAGCAGTGAATAGGCTGCCTTGATTGCAATATTGGTTGTTGCTGATGTATCTTTCAGACCTGACAAGTTCAGCCCCATACCGAAACGATATATGTTCTTTTCATCCAGTTCCAACTTAACCTTCCGGGCTTCATACGGTACATCTACTGTATGTACTTCAATACCGCCATCTGAACCAACACCAACAATCTTTTTTGTCTTAAGATTCTGCTGCAACTCATCAAGGTTATCACCTTCAAACCCTTTGACCGCATATAATGGATGATCAAAGTCAATCAGGTTATTGGAAAGACTGGATGCCATAAGGTCATAATCATCAATCAGGTCTTTTACTGCTTTCAGGTTGCTGAACTGTTTCTTGTTATTATCCAACCGGAAGAATGGCAAGAAACCAAGTGAATCAATATACGTATTATCATCACCATCAACCTGATACAGTATATGAGGTCTTGGGTTCACCTTTGGTTTATCGTCAAGCTGTATTTCCCCTTCATCTGTCTGAACATAATAAACAACCTGTTCATCATCCCAGTCCATGATTTTCTTAATTCTGTGGCCTTCCTTGTCACACCGGTCAACGTACCAATAAATTACATGGTCTTTTCCGTCCTCTGCAAATCGTGCTTCTACTTCTACAACACCGATACTGTCAGCACACGTGAATTTCAGCTTATCCGTGCTGTCTTTCATAGCGTACATATAAGCAAAACCTTTTGTCTGACAGTCTGTAAGTGTTTCTGACAGTTCATCAATAAAATCATCGTTATTATTGAATCTTGCATCAAGTTCACTCTGTAGTTCAGGCACATCACTGAATACAAAACCATCTGAACCTGAAAGGGTGTACTGTGTACCCTGTTCTGTCAGTTCCTTAAAGAATGGGTGTGGTATTCTCACATTTGCCCGGCTTGTATCTTCCACAAGCTGACCGTCCTGATTGAAATAAAACATTCTGTAATTTTTAATATCATGATCGCCATCATAGTAACGTTCACCTATTCTTGCAAAATGCTTTTTCACTGATGCAGCATCTTCATCAATGAACATCTTGATTTCATCAACTGTAAGCACCTTATCACCTCTTTCCTGTTAATCTATACAGTTAAGTCCCTGGAATACTTTCAGGATTTTCGGGAACTGTACCGCAATCCACTGTACCAGCTGTTCATCATTACAGTATTCCGCAAGTCCATACTCATTAAAAAAAGCATGAATCACTTCATGCCTTAACACTTCATTGTATCTGGTTCTCTTATCTTCTTCTGATGCTGACGGTTCCAGCATTTTCTCCATTGCTCTAATCTTTATCAGCTTCGTGTAGATTGCACACTCACCGTCATGCAATGTCTCTTCCAGTGTCTCATCATCTCTGATCAGATCATATTCTGTACCTAAAATTAACATTTTGTATACCTCCCGGCTAGAATAACCAGCCGTTACCTTTCTTGATATATTTTTCCAATGCGTATCGCATTGCGTCCATCAAATGATTGAAGTCATCAATCGGACGATTCAGCTTGTTTCCGAATTTGTCCTTGTCCCACGTGTAGTTAGATATCTCGGTCAGGAAATTCACACACCTCGGATGTATGATGATCTCATAGTCCTGAATGAACTGAATACCATTGTTGATACTGTCCTTGCCTTTTTCAGCACCTTTGACTCTAAGACCATAACCCTTTAACTGATCAATAGACTTTGGTTCTGCTGAATCCGCTGTGATTCTTTCCTTTGCATAGCCCATGTCAGTGATATTCTGATATATTCGCTCATTGGAAAGACCTGCACTATACATTTCATCCCACACGAATATCTTTTTGTTCTTCGTATCAATGAATCCACAAAACAATGCAGATGGGTCATTTGTATAACCAAAGTCAAGACCAAATGCTGAATCAATCTTGTATTGCTGTCTGATCTGTTCCAGTGTAAAGGCTTCTTCGTGCCAATTCTCATAAACAAGACCGTCAACAATACCCCAGTTACCAAGTCCGGCAACTGCATATCTGCGTGGATTCTGTTTTTTCATGGTTTCAAAAACCTTAAGATCGGCTTTATCTAACCATTCGTTGCATTTGTAATTGGTTGTAAGTGCAAGGGTTTCATCATCCGGGTTATCAAAAAACCGCTTCTTCAACCAATGGTGTTCATTCCAAGGGTTGAAAGTAACGGTGATCTGCTTGAACAGGTCTGAACCTTCCGGGATTGCACCACGAATAGATTCATCAAGCATATTGAAATCATCCTCTGAACTAATTTCATATGCTTCTTCAATCCACATCCAACACAATACACCCTGATCAACAGTGATTGATGTTACTTTCAGTGGGTCATCCAGTCCTCTGAAATAAATCTTTTGACCTGTTGGCTTATACGTCATTTCAAGTGGTGATTCTTTTATATCCCAAAAAGCATCAACACCAAGTCGATGTATAGCCCATTTCAATTCAGTAAAACAGGAATCCTTTAATGTTCTGTAAGTTTTTCGGACAACTAAGGTATTCGCATCAGGGTACTTCATCATATTGGTGATGTACCATAATGCTGTAGTCTTTGACTTCTTAGATGCACGTGAACCTTTGACTGCCCGGTATCTACCTTTCCACCGCCAAAATGTACCGTAACCCTTACCGACTACTTCCGGTAATTTCACATTAACCTTACCGGACTTTGTAGGCTTATAATCTTCCGGCATCAGAATGAACTTCTGATAACCAAATACATATTGACTTGATGGCTGCCTGTATTTAGTCCTCAAGTGCGTCTGCTCCTGAAATAACAATAGGGGCTGTCACATTCACATCTAACTTATCATTCCACATACCTAAATGTTTACCAAGCAATTCAAGGGCTTTCAGTTTTGATGCAACCTTGACTTCTCTTTCAACACTTCCACCAAATTCATTATCAGATTCCTTATATTTGATTGATTCAATACAAGACAGATCATCAGCAGATGCATCCTGTTTGATTCTTCCGTTACTGTCAACAACGTCTGTCATTCTGACAAATGCAATCTTAGCAAGCTCTAATACAACCCTATCCTGATTTACTCCGGTTCTTCGTGAGCGTTCTGCCATGTGTTCAGCAATAGCCTGTTGAATATTAGGTTTCGTGAGGTTTTCACATCCGATTGCATCCGCTGTTTTTACTGAATAACCTGCCCTAATAGCTGCCTGTGTTGCATTCAGGTCAATCAGGTATTCATCAACAAAACGTTGCTGCTTTTCAGTTAATTTGCCTTTTTTTGCCATAACAACACCGCCTTTCTATCATTTTTATAACAAAAAGTGCTGCAAGGGTGCTAAAACCTCCCACCTTGCAGCACATAAGACAATAAGCAATATAATTTTGCATAAAAAATTGCAGGTAATAAATTACCTGCAAAAATTTTTATACAGCATACACTATAAAAGGTCAGCTTGTATTTGTCAAATATGAAATAATTGGTTTTATGTCAGATATGTAAGGTTTTTATAGGTATCTTCAAACGCTGAAAGTGCCTTATTATGCAGTTCTACGGTATATGAGTAAGATTTTTTCATTTCCTGTGAAGCAACCTTGACTGTTTTAAACTGCACATACACTTTTGTAAGAATCTGAATCATATTCTTGTCACGCAATCCCCGGATTTCCTTAATGATCTGCTTCTTTGCATCAACAAACTGATCTATTTCTTCATTGATGTGTTGGTCAAACATGGTATACCTCACTACGTCCTTACATAACTTATCACCTACAGGTGAAGTCTGCACTTTGTCCCGGCTGTAATCAATACCGCCTGCACTGCATACATTCATTTTCATATCAGACAGCGTGGCAATATCATCATTTATCTGCATATCTAACACTTCAAGCTGTTTCAGATATTCCCTTGCACTTAATTTCTTCTGATCACTCATTTTTACCTCACTTTCTATGATTGGTTACACTTCTGTTACAGTTGAAAATACTGTTAAAAAGTGCTTTAAACCCTTATAAATCAAGGAAGTTACACTTGTTACGGTTACAGTTAAAATCCTATTCTTATATATTCTTATTTTTTACTAAGTCTTATTACTATTAAAAAAAAAACAATTATTAAAGAATTTGTTTTTAACTGTAACAACTGTAACACCATTATAAATAAAGGCTTTCAAGTGTAACTTTTACTGTAACCAACTGTAACTTTACCGTAACCACTACCACAACAGCACTGATTGGTGTATCGAACTAATGAAACACCTTACCTGATTTTTTATGTTTCAATGTCACCCTTCCAACAATTTCAAACCCTGCAATGTCAACAATGTTCCTGATCACTTGAATCAGTCTGTGGTTACGGTCATTCAGTTCTGCATTTTCTTCCCTTTTAACTGTTGCCATTGCTGCACCTGCTGTTGGATCGACATATCCTTCACTATTTCTATAGGTCATAATCTTTTATATCCTTTCCATGAATCTGTTCATTATGTGTTCAGCAAAGTTCAAATGTAGTGAACCCTGTTTTTGTACATCATCACCGTCCTTTACCGGGCAGTAATCACAATCACCATTTGTAGCACCGAAACAACCCCAACAATTATAAATTTCTTTTGTCTTTGGTTTATACTTCTTAGCTGTTGCAGCTAATGCCATCACTACACAACCAAGAATCAACCCGATTGTAAGACCAACGCAAAAACAAACTGTACCTGTTAATACTAACTTTTCCATACCGTCACACCTTTCTGAATATCCTTATCAATTTGTCACCTACTCTTGTTACTGACGTTTCAAATCCTAATCGTTTATTGATCTGCTTACTGAACACACCTTTTGACATTGGCTGCATTCCACCATCTGCACAAAATACCTGATACCTGCTGTATACGTCACCTGTTGGTTCATCCTCAATCATTTCAACACCGCATTCATCAATAAATGCCTTGATTGGGTTATTTTCATTTTCATAGTCATCAATCTGTTCAGCCACTTTTTCAGACTTGGTGAACTCATTGTTTTCGATGATTCTTTTCAGTCCTTCTACACCTATCCTGATCAGATATTCAACTGAACTTTGTTCAACCAACTGATACTTGATATAAGGGTTGTAATCCGGGTCAATCTCACCACTTGGTAAATACTTTGTAAACCTTGCATTGAATGGAATAATTACCAAACGTCTAAGAACTGCCCCGGTCTTATCTTTCATTCTTGGTATGTCATTTGCTGAAAACAGCAGCTTCACATAAGGGTTGAACTCAAAAGGGTCTTGCCCTTTTCTTTCTGCTTTGATTCTGTTACCTGTAACTACTTTCTTGAATGTTGCTACCTGTGAACCTTGCAGGAAGTCATCACCAATGTCATCACCGATATTTGCCAGTTTTCCGAACATCATTGATGTGCTGAACCTGTCCCCTAATTCCTTAAGGTCAAGTGCTGATATATTCCCATTACCAAGAATTGCTTTGACACAATCAAGGAATGTACTCTTACCATTGGACTTGTCACCTGTCAGGATGAACGCCTTACCAAGTTCATTCCTGCGATAAAAGCAATAGCCAATACATTCTTCCAATAATGCCCTGATCGGTTGATCACCGCAAGCTAATTTGTTCAGTGTATCATCAGCAAGTTCACTGTAGGCTTCCGGGTTGTAGTCCCAAGGTATTTGATTGGTAATAACCAAATCAGGGCTGAATGGTTGCATCTGTCCGGTCACAATATCCAACACACCGTTCCTGAATGCTATATAACGTGCATCTGCCTGTGCTTTTTCATCAGCTATAAGTTCCATATACTCTAATACTTCTCTTCGCTGTGTCTTTTTCAGGTTAGGTATCTGATTGATCATAGCTGTTTCAATAGCCTTGTACCCAACCTGATAAATCCCATCTTGATAGATATGTAACTGATTACTTATACTGACTACATTTTCATTGTTCTTAAGCCATGTTGCAAAACGGTCAAACAGGAATGTCTTATCACAAAAGAATACAGGTTTTTGAAATGCTTCATCCCTAAGAATCACTTCCAGTTCATCATCAGATAACGGCTCTTTCAGAACAAATCTGTTCAGAATCCTGATACATTCTCTTGTATCATCAACACTAAAATCATTTGATGTAAGTGTCAGGATATAATTGAATAATGCCTGATTGCGTCCGTCACCTGCATCCATATCAAGAAAGTCAACCGCTGTACGAACCGGGAACAACCATTTTGGAACTTCCTGATATGTTCCACCTTCTTCAATGTCCCACTCAATAAAGCGTTCTTCACCGTCAATCTTGATTACTTCATATGATGAACGTGTACCAAGTTTTATATCTGCAGTCAGACCAACCGCAAGCGGTACGTGTGTCCTGTTCCTTGTAATACTATGATTCTTAAATAAAAAATGTCTGCCCCGGCTTGTACAATACACCCGGCAATCAAGCTGATATTCTTCCACAATGTTCATTAAAATTTCAGACTGTTCAGCATCGTCAATATCTATCAGGATGGTATCATCAGCAAGAACACCACCGAACCCTTCAAGATTCTTCACTTCGTCATAAGTGCGGTATTTTGTCCGGTCTTTGAATGCTTCGATTGCTTTCTTGCCTTTTGTCTTTATGTACCCTTTGTACAACATCCTGTTTCACCATCCTTTAACTAAATTCTTGCATCACCTTTTGGTAAAATACCCTGTTCTTAATATTCTGCTTGTATTCCCGGTTCACCGCTGTAAGAAGTTTCTTTGATTCTTTTAATGATTCCCTACAATCCTTAACCTGTTCATTCCACTTTTCCCAATCTTCATTTTTATGAACAGGTGTGGATTTTTTTAACATATTACGGTTAAACGTTGCAGCTTTTAAGCGATTTTCTAAAATATAAATATTACTTTCAATGTTTGTAATCTTACCTGCAAGTGCTACCTGATTGTTATGAAATTTGTCTTTATCTGTTACACACTGTAAATATTCTTTTATTTGTTCTTCACATTCAGGTGTATAACTCTGTCTGATCAGCTTCAACAGTTTTCTAACCTTTGCAATTTTTCCATCAGATAAAAAATTATCTAAGTGAATAAGCATCTGACCATGATCATATTTGATTGTAATGTCTGTCATGTTCCCACCTTTCCGGTATTATGCTGCAATACCAAATTGTTTCAGTCTTTTTCTTGCTAAATCTATGTACCACTGCTTATCTAATTCCGGTGGTACTTTAACCCCAATTACAGAATCGTTATAAATGAAACTGTGATCAGGTGTGTTTCCAAATTTTTCACCCTTTGGTTTTACAACCTTACGTCTTAACAACCTACCGTCTGTAACACGATTGGAAGCAAACACACGATAAGATTTATAAGTATATTTTTGTGTGGTAGGATATGACCACACTTCTGTTCGTGTACCGTCCCGGTGTTTTGTTGTCTTAATGATCTGACCAGTTCCCTGTTCATGCTCAACCCAGTTATAATTGTTTGACAGCTTCACTATTTTTTGGAACATAATCAAGTCATCACACTGATTGATTGTCTGTTCAACAGGTATCTTTTTCACCATGTAGTCAACCAACGCTTTATTCAGTATTGGTAAGTCATTATCAATAGCAGAAAGTTCTTTGACGTAAGCACCAATTCTTTCAACACCACCATCAGTACCAATCCAAAGATAATTGTTTACGTCCTTCTGATAGATTTCTGATATATTGTCAAGTTCAAGCAAGATTGAACATTGTTCAGTAGAACAACGCTGTTCCCACTCCCAACAAATATCATCAACCATTTCAAAGGCTTCATCAGTGTCAGGAATCCAAATGATCAGACCATCGGTATTTGACTGAATTAGTTCAAGTCCCGGCACTACTTCCAAATGCTCAATCAGATCAAGCAACATCAACTGACCATTGATACACATACAGTTGTTATTACGTGGATCGTATGCAGCATTGGTTTCATCTTTCATTGCCCCTGAAAGTGCATTCAGCATCTTCTTATATGGCAACTGTGCTTTTTTCCATTGCTTTGCTTCTGCCTTTCTTCCGGCTTTAGCTGCTGCAACCTGTTTCTTTTTCATAGCTTTTCTTGTGTCATACACCAGTTTGAAGTTATTATTGGTTGCTGCCCTTGTTACAAGTCCCCATGCAATCAGCATTGACGGATAGTAATTATTTACGTCTACATGAAGAATCTGACCTTTCCGATGTATCGGCTTATCAGATGCACCATGCAGACCGCCAAAACCAAATGTGTGCGGTATTCCTGCAACAATCGTTTCAAAGTTCTGTGACTTATACCAAGTCTTTTTATCTTTCTTGTCAAAATCCTGTAACCCCATTTCAAGGGCTTCTTTTCTTTTCTCTGCAAACCATTCCTGAACGTATTTGTATTTTTTCAGTTTCAGGCATGGAAGAAAAAAGAAATCAAATTCATCACCAAAATGAGTTTTTGAACACCCAAGAACCTTTGCTGTTATCCGGGCTTCACTGTCACCAATGTCATACAGTGACGTTTCCTTTGGGAATGCCTGTATAATTCCATGAACTGCATTGAACTCACTGACTTTTTCAAGAAATACCTTGATAGTCTGTTCTACGTCATGCCTACAGTATTTAACCGTCTGTTCTATTTCTTCCTGTGTCAGTTTCCTTTTGATACGGAAATCAACATCTGTTTCCTTAATATTTGAACCAAGAAAACCTTCCATTGTTTTCAGTCCGACCGTTTTCATGGTTTCATCATTACTTGGCATTACATCATAGTTGATCATGGGTAATTTATTGAATGCTCTTGAATATTGCCAACCTTCTTTATTATCAACGATAATCCAATCGTTGATTTTTTTAGGATTCATACCAAGCAGAATACCTTTCATGATGTACTGATCATAGTGACGGTTATTAAATCCTACCCATATATCTTTTCTATTTGCTTCATATAAGGCTTTTAGTTTATCAGGGCTATTGATTATCACGTGTTCTTTCTGCTTCGTCACATCAATGAATACAGCAAGCCAATCCTTTTCAAAAACCTCAAAATCGTAGAATATCATTTACTAAATCACCCACTTTTTTTTGAAAAAGCGGTGTGCGTTTTACACACCGCCTTAAGTGTTATCTACTTTTAAACTAAAAATTTTTACATATCAAACGCTTCGTTGATTGTGATTGGGTTGAAATCATCAGCTTTATAAGTAACTGCTGCACCAACTTTACCCTGTACTTCCTGAAAAATATCAAGAACACAATCAGCAAAATCACCGTAGTTGACAAATTCCGGTACTGTATCTGTTTCCAGTTTATCAAGCCATGTGCAAACAGATTTGATTGCCATGCCATTAGTCCACTTCTGTGAAGTGTTTCCGGAAATAGTACGGTTGAAGAAAATTTTTCTACCTTTCTGATTACCTTCCAAGATGCTACACTGTACGGAAAACATCAGCTTGTCTCCTTTCTTTGTTGGCTTGATCTCCATTTTATCAAAACTTACATCATAATCCCCATCCGGTACATCTTCAAACTGTGAATCGTCTGCTTCCTGAACCTCTTTCTGTAATGCGTTAAGATCAACCTGTTCATCGAATGCACTAAAATCTACTGCCATAATTTTTCACCATTTAACCTTTCTTAAAATAAATTTATTATTGTAACTGCAATAATGCAGATAACAAACATTACTGTGTATTTTGCCTTATTCTTACTGTCTGCACCCACTACGCAAACAGAAGTTATTGCTGCCATGGTTGAAAGAAACTGTGTTAATTCCATTATGATCTTGTTCTTCTTCGTCTTTGACCTCTGACGTGCTGTTCAGGTGGGTTCATAGCACCGTCTAAAGGTTCAGCCGGGGTCTGTGCGTCAACAGGTACAGGGTTGTTTTCCTGTGCAAGTCTTTTGATTCCTGCATTAAATTCTTCTCTTGTGATTACCTTCATAACCTCAACACCATCAACAATCAGGTCAACCGTATCACCCTTATGCTTCATTACATAGTTATCATCAGCCGGAACATAGAAATATGCATCTGCTTCCAGTGTGACAGATTCAGAATCAGTGTTCGTTGTACCGTCCTGAACAGGTTCAGACTTTTCAGCATTTCTTTCCTTACGTGTTCTTCTTGGTGGTTTCTGTAAATCCGGTTTCGGTACTTTATCGGCAACATCCATTGCTTCATCAAACGGTACTTCTTCCTGTCCCGGAAAAGCCTGATCAATAGCCTTGTCAACTTCATCCATGTGATCAGCAATCTTCTGTTCATTTTCTGCCTGAACTTCTGCCCTACTCTTACGTGTTCTTCCAGTCTTTTCTTCCGGTGCATCGGTTGGTGTTGCAGATTCAGCTTTTTTACCTCTTGTTCTTCTGCCTTTGCTGTCAGGTTTTTCAAGATCAGATGCAACCGCCTGATCAGCAGCATTCATTTCATCATCTGACTTGTAATCACCAAGTTCATAATAATTTCTGATCTTGTCAACAACATAATTCAGATCATTGTCAATAGCATATGTAGTGAACATTCCAAGCGGTGATTTTACGGTATCTTTTCCGCTGTTCTGTGTGTAAAAGTAATACTTTGCTTCATTTACCCCTGTTCTAAGTACAACGGTAAACAGTCCTTCAATGGTGATCTTCTCACGCAACAGCTTACCGATCAGCTTAACAGTTGTAAGACCATTATCCAAAGTTTCCAAATGGGTCATATAAACGACTACAACATCATCAGGCAGGTCTTTGCAACAATCTATGATTTCAAAATAGTTCGCACCAAAATCATTGTACTTGTCCCACCCTGTTTCTTTGATACGGTTCATGTACGGTACTGCAAGAATGTACTGGAAGTCATCAACCACCAACAGCTTCTTACCTGCTGTACACTGTTCTTTCATGTACTTCACAATTTTTCTTGCATCTGTTTCATTGTTCAGCATTTCAAAGTGGTTCTTGAACGGTAACGGTTTACCTACTGGATTTATAACCGCTGTTGTTGCCGGGTCACAATTTCTAAGGCTTGTACTTTTACCTGTACCTGATTCACCCATAATTAAAACTTTCTGTGCCATGATTATTTTTCCCCTTTCTTAAATAATCCCATTAACTTCGTGAAAAGATTACCCTTTTCTTTCATCACATTCTGCTGTGACACCTTCAGGATCTGTCTGTTATGAAAATGTTCAGCGATTGTGACATTGTTTCTGTAACTTCTGTGACTTCTCTGTTTGTGTTTCTTTGCACTACTCATTTTCTTCATCCTCACTTTCATTAGCTTTTAAATTTTCACCACATTTGATTGCATACCCATTTTTGACAATCTGCACTATGCTCTCTGGATCAATCCATGCAACCATTTCTCCGGTATCTTCTTTGTATACCTGATACTGCATTATTCATCACCTTCTTTCACAGTACCTGATTCTTCCGGTACACCTGTTTCATTGAATCTGTCGAGTTTTCCTGGTTCAAGGAACTGAGCCGCCCAGAAATCTGCAAAGTGTACAATAATCTGTAGCGGTTCTTCATGACCTTTCAGATCATATGCCAGACTGCCATATGCCCCGTCATGGTAGAAAATAGCATGTTCCTCTTCCTCAGTAAGATCTATGTAACGTGCTGCCAGCTCTACTGATCTGAGCGGGTGGTCAATGTGGCATAAATCCGGGCTGACTTTAAAAGGTTTTGCTTCAGATCTCTTATACTTCTGTTCCGGATTTTTTTTGGTTGGTCTTCCGTCCTGGATCATGTTCTCCACATAATACGGACTTCCATATCTACCGCATTTACCGAGATCATGCAATCCGGCCGCAATGATCACACTATCATGAATTTTGTTGTATGCCTCACCTCCGAGTAATGTCACACCGATTTTTTCTGCATACTGCATAACATTTACTGTATGCTCCAGAAGGCCGCCGTCTTTGCAGCAATGATTCCCACCAGACGCCGGAGCGTCATAAAATCCAAGCTCCTGCATGAAACCCAGTAGATCTTCCATTCCCTCTCTTTCCGTGGAAAGCATCACTTTACGGAAATATTTAATCTGTTCTGTTCTTGCCATTTTAACTCTCCTTTTCTAACTTCTTTTTCCAGTCTGACTGGTATTTTATATTTTCGAGATACCAAGCATTATCCTGTTCTTTGTGTTCATTGAACTCTCTGAACTTTTCAAAATCCTTTGGATATAGTAAAATCCCATAACCGCCGGACGCCCTTATTTCTTGCAGATTATACAACTGTAATAGGCTCGGCTTACCGTTTGGAGCTTTTACCTCTATACCGAGGAACATACCATCAGAACAACACAGTATGTCAGGAATACCGCTTTTTGTGTAAGCTGCACCACCCCAGTATTTTAGCCACCAGCAACCATAATCATCCAGGTATCTTTTTACTTTGTTTTCAAAGTTTTTTTCTGCTGCCATTCACTCACCTTCTTCTTTTTAAATGATGTACAACAGTAATCCCGTGATCGCTCCATACACCGGTTCTTTTCTACACAATCACCACACGTCATAATTCATCACCACTTTCAAACCAATTGTTTGCATAACCGAATAATGTCAGCCAGGTTGTATTTACGCAACAGATATAAAAGGGGATCCATGATTGTCCATCTACAAAGCACGCTGAAATCAGAAATGATAAAATATTCAGCTTTGCCATACCTAAAAGCACTTTATTTTTCAAATAAGTCATCGGTTAATTCCTTCCCTTCCCGTAATGCTGCAAGATTCCTTTCTTCAAAACTTCCCTTTACCAGTAGGTAATAGTAGAAACATGGTCTACTCTGACCTATACGGTGTATACGTTTCTTTGACTGTTCCCACAAGTCACAAGATCCCTTTCCGAGTGGCAGCGTGAAATATATGATTTTGTTTGCTCTCTGTAAATTCAACCCCATTGCACCAGCCTGGTACTGCACAAACGTTACTGAATTGTCGTATTTTTCATACGCTCTAAGGTCTCGGCACTGACCGTTTACTGCACAATATGGTCTTTCCAGTGCATCACAGATTTTGGTCAGTCTGCTTAATTCTTCATTAAAGTTGTAGAACACAATAACTCGGTCTTCCGTAGATTCCAGCAAATCCCGGAAAGCGTCCTGCTTACTTTTATGCCACTGTCCGCACAACTGTCTGCAATACAGTGTTTTCGTCAGGCTGTTATCACCGATCAGCTCAACCCTTGGCGTTACATCTTCACCGTAATAGTCCGAATCATCTTTAAATCTGACTAAATTTTTGGTATCCAGTTCCAGATAGTCATGCTTGATAAAAAACTTATATTCATTGGTAACATTCAGGAAAATCTTTTGTTCGGTCTGTTCAGGAAGTTCAAGCACTTCTTCCGTTTTCATAAACACTGCACCGAATTGTGCCAGTCTTTTCTTCAGGTGTTCAACGTGCTTATATCCTGTAATCACTTCCCGTTTAAAATCACCCTGTTCCACCCACTCAGTCTGAACATAGGAAGCATAAAAAGCTTTTTTTGTAATATCCCAACCGAGTAGACGGAGCTGTGACCATAGTCTTTCATACTTCCCGGCTGTTGGTGTGCCGGATAACAGGATCACGCTTTCCGGATGCAGTTTCAGAATGAATTTTGACCGTTTTGCGTTCTCGTTACAGATCAGCGAACTCTCGTCAAGCATCAATGTAAAATCTGTTATATGGGCAATATATGAACGCCTGAATATCAAATCATAGTTGATCACACCGACAATCTGACTCGTAAATTCATAAATTCCCTTGCTTTCCATGATCTTCCGGAATACCGAACTATCGTTTTTATTGGTCAGGTCCATCACCCAATATTCCGGATAAAATGTTCTAATATGGTCAACCCAGTCCTCAATCTTTGACTTCTGGCATACGATCAGGTTCACATTGTTATTCAGGAGATACATTTTTTCAGCACCGACAAATGTTTTACCAAGCCCCATATCCAGATAGTAGGCGCACCTGTTTTTATCATCAGTCAAGTTCAGCACCTCTTCCTGATGGGGCATAAAGTGAAGATCACTCATTATTCGACCTTTCCTGCAATCCGGTAATTGTTCCAGTACCATTTCTCATTATCTTCTTCCATGTAGTAGCCGCCTCTGCAAACCTTCTTGATTGTCATAATAGTACCGAGATACTGACTCATTTCCGTGTTCCAGTTCTTTTCCGGATCATTTTCTTCTGGTGAAATAATTTTGACCTTATCACCCACTTCTAAAGGTTTCTCCAGACTGAGATCAATTTGTAATTTTGCGACTTCAACGGCGGCTCTGTACACAAATGCATATTTTGAATCTTTGTGTGTTTTTGCAACCTTTTTCAAGAACTCATCAATCTTTCCGAGGAAACAACCGCATTTGACGGTGATCTCATTGTCTTTATCTCTAAAGAATGTTGTGAAATCGTCCCGGCTACCAATAGCACCGATCACTAACACATGACTTGCAGAAAAGACCTCGGCATCACCGCAAACCTTGGCATTGCCCCAAACCTCGGCATCACCGCAAACCTTGGCATTGCCCCAAACCTTGGCATTG